GTAGATTAGCTGATCAAAAATCAGTTGTTAATTTCCGTGAGCACTCACGAGATGCACTTGCATATGCAATGGCTGATCGTATTGACCAATTAGCGTTTTTATCGCTTTCTGGTATTAACTACACACTAAAAAATAGTGGAGCATTAAGACCTGTAATGAATTCAGGACAAAATCTTGGTGATCTTGCTTTTGGTAGTGATGTAACTGCACCAACTTCTAACAGACATAGAAGATGGGATGCTACAAGTAAACTTGTTGCTGGTGATGTAACAGCTGTTGCAGCTGCTGACACCATCACTTACGAGTGTATTGTTGCTCTTAAAGCTTATGCTAAAGACAACTACATCCGTGGAGTAAGAAGCGCAGGTGGAGAAGAGGTATATCATTTATTTGTATCACCTCAGGTAATGGCGGACCTTAAACTTGATTCAGATTTCTTGGCTAACGTCAGAAATGCTGGAGTAAGAGGACCAGGCTCAAGCTTGTTCTCTGGCTCTTCAAGCTTAATGGTTGATGGAGTAATGGTTCATGAGTTTAGACACGTGTTTAACACTGCTAACGCAACTACTGGAACATCTTCAAACGCCGGTTCTGCTGGATATAAGTGGGGAGCTGATGCTAACATCAACGGTTCTGCTTGTTTATTCTGTGGAGCACAAGCCCTTGCTATGGCTGATATTGGACTTCCTGAAATTGTTGAAGACACCTTCGACTACGGGAACCAAAACGGTATCTCTATTGGTAAGATCTTCGGTCTTAAGAAGCCTAAGTACAACAGCGACTATAATGGTGGCGTTGAAGACTTTGGTGTTATTAGATTGGATGTTGCATACTAAGTATGCTTTTGTGGGTGGTTCATTTTGAGCCACCCCTTTTTTAAAGGAAAATTATGAAAGGTTTATATTTAATTTTAATCGGCTTATTTGCAACTTCATGTGCTACTGTTAATTCAGTAATTGAAGGTGGTAAAGACATAGCTATGACTACTGTAGATACAACTGTAAAAACAGCAGGCTCTATTTCAGGCGCAGCACTAAAAGATGTTAGTGGCGTTGTTAATACAGTGGCTGAAACTTACGAAGGCGTAATTGATACAGTTGTAGAAAATGTTGATAAACAAACTGATGAACTTCAACCAAAGGAAGAAGACTAGTTAGTTATTTTAGGAGTAAATTATGATCGTAGTATCAGATATTGACAGGTATATTTCGACCACCTGGGGCGCATCAATCAGATTGGAAGCTGGCGTACCAAAAGAAGTCGGACAAGATATAGGTATTTTTTGTTTACAAGAAGGGTGTACAGAAGTTAAGCCCCACTCTATTAAAGAGAAAAAACCAAGCGAACCAATTAGAGCTAGAAATGAAGATGGCACTTTAAAAGGTGATGATCTAAGTACCCCCGATGTAAATGAAGCATGGGAAGGTGGCAAAGCACCAGCAAAGAAAAAGCCAGCAGCTAAAAAAACAACGAAGAAAACAACTAATAAATAATGGGAACACTAACGGGCACTAATATTATTGATAGAGCTAGACTTACATTACAAGATAGCTCCGGTGTTCGTTGGACTGATGCAGAATTATTAATATATATTAATGATGCACAGCGAGAAATTGTAAACTTTAGGCCAGAGTCAACTGCTACACACTCAAATGTTCAGCTATCAACCGGAACGGAACAAACGTTACCTTCCGGCGGACTTCGTCTTATTAAAGTAACTCGTAATATGTCAGGAACAGCTTCAGATGCTACTGGTGCTAAGTCAGTTAGGATTGTAGAAGAAGACTTATTAAATTCTATTGAACCCGATTGGCATGACCCAACTGTAACAGGGTCTTCAGCGCATGGTGCTGTTGTTAAAAACTACTTGTTTGATCCAGATGATCCTAAAAAGTTTTATGTATATCCAGGAGTAGCCTCTGGTTCTAATGCTTATGTTGAATTAATTTATTCAAAATTACCTACTGATTTAAGTTCAGTTTCTAGCACAATAGATATCGAAGATACTTACGGTAATGCTATTTTAAATTTTGTTTTATATAGGGCTTACCTAAAAGATGCAGAGTTTGCGGGTAATCAACAAAGGACAGCAACTCATTATCAATTATTTATAGGTAGTATTTCTGGTGGCGGTAATGCTGAGGCTATTTTAGACCCTAACTTAGATAGAAGCGCAGAAACAGGTAGAACTGTAGGAGTACCACAATAATGGCAAATTTTAGTTCTTTAGTTAAAGAAGTTTTACCCTACGTTCCTAATTGTCCAGACTCTTTAGTTGAGTCTACTCTCAGATCAGCAACTATAGAATTGTGTGAACGTTCTGGTGCATATGTATTTGATCTTGACCCTATTACAACCATAAGCGGTGTGTATGAATATGAGTTTGATCAACCTGCAGGTACCGATGTCCACAAAATTTTATGGATGACCTATGATGGAGATGATTTAGATCCAACTAGCCCAAGAAGTTTAGAATTGAACTATCCCGATTGGAGAAACAAAACATCTTTACCCCAAGTTTACTTACAAAAAACACCGGATACTTTTTGGGTTGTACCAGTTCCTAATTCATCAGTTACAAATGGTTTACAAGTAAGTGTGGCCTTAAAACCAACTAGAACTTCAAACAACATAAGTACTGATTTTTCAAATGATTATCGAGATGGAATTATATATGGCACCTTATATAGGTTGTTAAGGATTCCAGCAAGAGATTGGACTGACCCGCGTGCAGCTGCAGATTACTTAGGTTTATTCAATCAAGAAGTAACTCAAGCAGAACAACGAGCACGCAGCGGTGATTTAGGTGTACGTAGATTAGTAAAATACCGTGGGGTTGGATTGTCTCCGCGTAAAAGGTATAAGCGATATGGTTCAGAGATTGACTATTGATGGGGTTTCGATTGAACAGATCCCTCAAAATGAGCTCAAGTATTCTTTTGAAAAAATTGAACCACATCTACAAAAGATTAGAAAGAAAAGCTATTCTGATTGGATCGTAGCTGACGTTTACCTATCCCTAAGAGAGGGCGATTCAACTTTATATATGTTTTATAAAGGGGATCAATACATAGGTTTTGTTATAACACAGTTTGTAACAGATCCAAGTGGCGTTGGAACCCTTTTTGTCTGGGCAAGTTATCAAAAACCAGAGTATAATTATATAAAAGTAGGATTTGACTTTTTAGAACGGTTGGCAGAAACATTAAATGCTGTCGCAATAGAATTTGAATCCAGTAGACAGGGGTGGAAAAAGACCGCTGAGAAATTTGATTTTAAATTAGTCACATCGACATTTAGAAAAGAGTTATAAAATATGAGCAGAAGAAAGGTAAAAAAAGGTAGGTTCCTCGACGAAACTCAAGCTGAGAAAAACCTTAAAGCAAAACTGGACCCTAAAGTTAACGCTTTACGTGATCGGTTAGATGCAGAGTTAACTACAGCAATCCAAGAAAAAGGAATGGATCGAGTATCTACTGCACAAGGAATTGCGTCCGCTGATAGAGAACAACGAGTTGCAGATATGATTGACACGGGGCTAGCAAAAAATGTTGCCCTAACTGCACAACTCGCATCTAATGCTGTTGCCGATATGACTACGGGTAGAAGAGTAGGTACAGCCCAAGAAACACAAACAGACGTAGATGTTGCAAAAGCTGTTTCAGGTAAAGAAAACATTGAAGATAAAGGTGAACTTAGAAAAACAAGCCAAATTGCAAATATAGATTTAACTGAAGCCGCGGCTAAAGAAAAAGGAGATTTAGCTAAACGAGGGGCTTTGTATAACACAGCGAGCGGTTTCATATCTGGCAGGTTAACTGCGGCGGGCAAAGCGTTAACGAAAGATCCGGGGTATACGGTTGATGCAAAGGGCAACACAGTACCAGCAGAAGGACCTAATCTGTTTCAAGCAATTATGGATCCAACTCTTGGCGGGTCTTCTTTAGCAAAAGTAGATTATGCCCCAAAAGATATTAAAACTCTTCAATCTTCTAAAGGGTCGGGGCTAGCTTTTAGTTAAAATGGAATTATTTCAATCTACATTAGCGAACTTAACTACTCAAACGGAACCGGGGGTCACTAAGGTTAATGCTAATCCATATGAAACAAACGTAACTGAATATACTCCCCCTGTAAGTGAAACTATTAACATGCTTCCAGAAGAAGTTAATACCGTTGCAGAAACAGAAGCTGATGCGCGAGCCGCAAATGAAGCGGCGCAACAAAGAGCGGCAAGAGAACGTAGTCGATACGGTGTACAGCAAACAGCAGTCGAGGCACAAGAATCAAGTAAGCTAGGGCAAATACAAGGCCAAGCAAATATTGCAGGCGCAAGAACTCAGGCTATAAGAAGTGATGAAGCTATTAATCAACAAGTAAATAGAGCAAATATAGGTTTATTAAGTCAAAATTTTCAAAGTGCTTTATCTAATTTACTTGGTTTAGGTGATATAGATGTAAAAAGAAAGAATGCTTACGCAAATGCAAAAGCAGCTTCTAGATCTCAGCACTATGGGTTTTTAGGGGGTATTGGTGGTGCAGTAGGGAATCTTTTAGGGAGAATATAATGGCAGAACCAACTTTTAAAACATTTAGTGACGCAGAAGCTTACAAAGTAAATAGAACACGAGAAGTTGGCACACAGATTTCTAGAGAAAATAATCGCTTAAACCAACAGTTGAACAAAAGCTATGCTGATTTTATACAAGACAACCCCAATAGCTTATTAAAAACCGAGCAAGATTTTGAGGCATATAAAGCTAAGTATAACCCTGGTGATGTACAAGACCGTTTTCAGGCGTATATTGATGTATACGGACCACAAGGCGGCATGGAAAGAGCTTTTAATTATACTGGGATTGCTCCTATGTGGTTTGGTGCAGATGAAAACGAAACCCGAGAATTTGATCCTAGTACTTTAAACTACAACCCAGAAACCGGGGGATTTCAAGCGCAACTACGTGTTGCAGATAAAAAAAATAACCGAAGCTTTACTGCACCAATTACTGCCGCTGGCAAAAAAGTAGCAGAACTTTTTGGTTTTGGTGGTCAAGAAGCAGTAGAAGAAAATACTCTTGCAGATGTACCGTTAGAAGCTGCTGAAGAAATGTTCATAAAGGCAAATGATTTTGTTGGTCAAAAGATAGGCGACCCGGGAATACGAATGCTTCAAACACCCACTACAAACAATGTTTTAAATCGATATGCTTTTGATCTTAGTCCAGAAGGGAGAACAGCAAAAGAACAGTTTATCCGCGACGTTACTGGCTTTGAAGAAGGCTTAGTTACAGAGGGGGAAGAACCTCAACAACAAGAGGGAGCTGTTGGTTTAGACGCATCTACACAAACGATAGACCAAGTTGCAATTGATATAGCAAAAAGAACTTATGGTATTGATTCTAAAAAAGATACTGCTCTTGTTAGAAGGCCCAGCGAAGTAAAAGAACTAAGAGATGCCCTTGGAGAGGATTTTTATTTAGAACCTAATTTTGAATTTAGTGAAGAAGATAACCAAAGACTTTCTGCTGATGACAAAGAACGGGTTATTAAAAGACTTAAAGAACAATCAGATTCAAATATTACAGGGGCACTAGCCCAAGTAAAAGGCGCGGCGATAAAAAACGCTCGTGATATAAGAGAAGTGCCTGGGGCTTCTAAAGAAGAGCTAGCACAAGCGGCAACTGTAAACGATTTTTATCAATCTAATGGAAAAGCACTAAATAAAATTTTTGCTGCACGTCCTAGCTTGTATGACGAGTTTAAAGCAGATTCAAATGCGTTTGCTTTAAAGTATAGTAATCCAGAAGAATTTAATAAAATTGATGCTAGTTCTATACCCCAAAAAGAGAAAAATGACGTTGTAAAAAATAACCCTCTTACAGTTTCCGCTTCTGACAGAAAAGAACTTAGAGAAGCTATAAATACAAAAGACACAAAAAAAATGGGAGAAATTTTAGATAGACTATCGCAAGGACGAACAGTACCACAAGAACAACAAGAAAGAATTGTAAGTTTGCTTACAAAAACTTCTGGATATTTTAATGTAGGTACTAAACCAAATTCATTTGATGAAAAATTTACTGACTCTCTTATATTAGATATCTATGCTTCTGTACCTGCGGATCAACAAACAGATGCTTTTAGGGCTAAATTAGCTTTATTTAAAGAGACGGGTTATTTTGACTTGAGCGGTGTTGAGCAACAAAGGAAATTAGATGCTGAAAGGCGTCAAGGCATGGGCAGTGTTAAAGATAAAGTTGTAGACGACTTTAAGGGTCTTGTTACAGAAATGTCTCAACCAAACTTTGATATTAATGAACGAATAGATATCGGACAAGAAATTAGAATGCTTAGTAATCAAATAGAGAGCCCAGCTGATATGCGAGCTTTTACTGATACAGTAGGTATTTATTTGAAGAAGTTTTTTGCCGAAAAAGGCAAGCCAACTTGGGTTGATAGGATTCTTTCTTTTGGACAAGCAAAAGGACCAGCAAGTGCTTCTTTATCACTCAAACCAAATATTCAAATTTGGGATGCTCAATACAATCGCACTAATGATCCTGCTAAAGCTGCTTATTTTGCTCCTATGGATGAAGGGGGTAAAGCAATTAGAGGAAACGCGGTTGCTATTAACACAGTTCTTCAGGGCCCAGGTGCTCCTGCTATACCACTTCTAGTCGAGCTTGGGTTACAAAGAAATAAATTTAATATGTCGGGCGGGGAGTAAAGTGTGGCAGAAAAACCAAACCCACTCGCTCAATATTTCGCTCAAATGGCCGCAGACACTGAGGCACTTTCAAGAGGTGCGGCTAGAATGGAGGAGTTTGAGGGGAGAACCGATCTAGCAAAACCTGTTGGGTTTCGTGAACAATTTTCTGAGTCTGTAAGGGCTGGGGCTCAGCAGGTAAAATCTGATGTTGCTGGTTTTGGCGCTATTGCTAGTTTTATAGCTGGTAATGAAGACGAAGCACAGAAAAGACTTAACTATTCTAATCGTTTACAAGAAAGCTACAGCTCAATTATTGAACCTATTGGTAACTTTGAAGAGTTCTTAGAACAACCAACCTTTGATGGGTTTGTTGATGAAGTATCTAAAGTAGGACTTGTTGTACCCCAAGCAGCTTTTTCTTTAGCAAGTGCGGGTACCGGTTTATTAGCTGGTTTACTTGGCAAAGCTGCAGTAAGTGTTGGTAGTAAATCTGCAGCAAAAAAACTTCTTAATGATCTACAAAAAAAGAAATTAAATAGTAAAAAAGGTATTGGCCCTGTATTAACACCCGAAGAAGATGAAATATTAGAAAGTGTGTATCAGGGTTTACGCGCTGCAAAATATACTGCCGCTGGTCAAGCAGAAGCAGCCGCAGCTTTACAAGCATCCAGAGCTTCAAATATTCCTTTTGCAAAACTTGGTTTTTGGTCTGGTGCTTTTGCACAAGGTGAAATAGTTGGCGCATCACAATCATTCCAAGAATATGAAGATGCAGGCTATGAATTAAGTAAAGATGAAGCACAGATGGCGCTTCTTTTAGGTATACCTCAAGCAGCTCTTGATACTTTAGGCGAAAGAGTTTTCTTTGGGGCACTTACAAAAAAACTAACCGGGGATCTTGTATCGGAACCCGTTGTCAAAAATATTTTAAAAAAGCAAGCAGCAGGTGGAACACTTTCCAAAGCTGATCAACAGCTCTTACAAAAAGCAGTTGGAAATGTTCCTGCAGGTGTTTTTTTAAAAGATTTAGGTAAAGCCGCAGCAAGTGGATTCTTACTCGGTGGTACACAAGAAGGGCTAGTTGAACTTGGTCAAGAACAAATTCTTATTTCACAACGACAAGCAATTGATCCTGAGTACAGCAACCAACAAGCTAACTTACGAAGAGCAGAAGCTGCCTTTCTTGGTTTCTTTGCTGGTGCTGGTAGAACCGCACCTACAAATGTAGTTGCTAAAGCTGCTAATTTATTAGGAACAGGACAAGAAGTTTCTGAAGACATTAAGCAACAAATTCAAATGCTACAAGACCCTGACGGCAATGTCGTTGATGGTCCTGTACCAGAAACACCACAAGCGTTGGCTAAACAACTCAAAGCTGTGTTTGATCCAAATAACCCAAGAACCGTTGTGTTTATCCCTGAGTCTCAAGACACTGCTTCTATTTTAAATGACATAATTGATGATGCAGATAGGGATAAAGTCGGTGGGTTCTCGGCAGAAGGGGGTACAGTTATATATGATAAATCAAACCCTTTAAGCCAAGCAGATGCAGAAAGACTTCAGAAAGAAGGTTTTGATAGTGAAGAAACATTAAGAGATGTTTTAGGTTTTACTGAAGTACAAGACCCAACTCATGAGTTAGTTGTTTTTGCTAGAGATGCTGATGGCGATGTTGTTTTTAGACAAACAGTTAGTAATACAAAAAACGCTGTTGAACAAGCAAAAGCAAATGCACGTCGACGTAATCCAGGGGCCACTGTTGATGTACAAACCAAAGAAGATGCTATTAAAGAATCAATGGCAGTGGTTAGACAAGTAGAAGATGAGAATGATTTTGAAACTCAACAAGCTCTATCAGAAACAGGCGGTGTTGATCCAACAACAGGTACTGTTGAGGGTGAAGCAAATATTGAAGGCGAAGCCGTTAGTGATCGAGTTCCTTTTGCTGCATCTGAAGATGGGTATCTACAAAAACCTGTTGGTAAAACTAATCGTACAGAGGAAATCTTTTTCCCTACAAGAACAGAACGTTCAGTAAAAGTTAAAGCTTCTGACTTAGAAGACTTAGATCTTTCAGGAAACATTAGGTTAAATGAGATACCAAAAAAAGCAGTCACTCAAATAAATAAATTACGAGCTAAATATCCCACAACAAATTTTGTTTTAGAAAGAACCACAGAAGAATCTACTAGAAACCCTGGTACTAGAATAGAAGGATTTAAAATACGAGTAGACGGGCCCTTAGAAGCTGACATAAAAGTTGTAGTTGAGGAAGCAATTACAGAAGCAAGAGATGCTTTAGGACAACAGTTTGGTGAGAATGCTCCGCAACGAAGAGATTTTACTGTTACTGATATTGAAGGGAATGCTGATTTAACCCCCGTACTAATTCAAAGTCTATTAGAAAATAAAGAATTAATATCCGATTCAGAATTAACTGATAGTGGTGGGTCTTTCTTGACAGGACAGCAAAGATTAAGACGACAGTTTGAACTGTTAGTGGGGCAGTTGGCACTAGCTAATAAAGAAATACTATATAAAGGTAATAAGGTTTTAAGTTTTACAGAAGAGATGTTGGGTTCAATACAGCTACCTACATTTGAAGAAGGACAAGCTGTACGTAACCGAAGACTCAATCCTAGAGCAGGAGAGTTCTCACCAACAAATCTTCAAGATTTACAAAGAACCTCAGATAGAATTATTGATCTTTTAGAAAGAAATGGTGTTGAAGATATTCCAGAGAGAACCGTTGGCCCTATTCAACGAGCATTGTTGACTAGACAAACTACAGCGGGCCCTGCGGAATTACAACAAACTGCTGATGCTAGTTTAATTGCAGAAGAACGAGCATACATTGACCGTCTTGTACAAGTTGCAGCAGATAATAATGTAGAAGTAGGACAAGTTACTGGGACTGATTTAGACCCAGAATCTTTTGCCCCAGAAGTTGTAGATGAAATAGGGGTATTTGAACCAACTAGATACAATGAGGCTAGAGCAAAAGCTTCTGATTCTCCAGTTTCTAGGTTAAACACAGAAGAAGGCGAAGCGCCTAGAACTTACTTATCAGGGAAAAAAGCAGAAGCAAAGAAAGTTGCACCCAGAGGTGAAAGAAAGAAAGTAGATCAGTTTAGTGCTAGTGATTCTGTACAACAAACACTTGGTGCAAGTTTGTTTAACTCATACAAAAACATTCTGACTAAACTAGGGATGAAAGAAAACCTTAGGTTTATGTCTGTAGATGATGTGTTATTTTCAGAAGATACAACAATTGCAGAGGAAGGCAAACTTACTGCTGTTGCACAAGGTTTAGATTTACAAAAAGAATATGCTATTGAAAAAGAAGATGGGACAATTGAGTTTATTAATGCAAATGATTTATTTGAAACACAAAAAGAAAGTTTAAGAAACTCACCAGCAAGTGCACGTTTTATAAGATTTGGTAATCAAAACATTGTCTTAATTGATCCTAATAAAGACGTCGGGAAGTTAGGTAGTGCTTTAAGTAAACAAGCTAAACAACTTATTGATATATCTCACGAAGTAGGACATGCTTTTTTATATACTTATAAAGATGCAATTATCGGTACACCACTTGGAAATCTTTTATTAAAAGATTTTGACAAAGCCAGAAAACGTTTAGAAGAGCAAGGCTCACGTAAATATAGTGATCCTAAAACCGGTTTTGATGAGTGGTTTGCAGATCAATTTACTATTTGGACTCAAAAAGCAGCACAAGGAGAAGGGGCTAAAAATAGAGTCGATGCTTATTTTAGAACCCTAACAAATAGCTTGAAAAAGTTTTATGAACTTGTAAGTGGATTAGTTTACAACTCTAGATTCTCACAAAACCAACTAAGCCAAACATTTGAAGAGTTTATGGCAGACGTTAGTAGAAGCGTTGAAGAAGGAAAAAGTTTTGATGCTTTAACTACAGCAGAAAAATTTGAGGCTGCTAAAGCAGTCGAAGATAGTGCAAAACAAGCAGAGAAGTTTGGTGTTGATAGCAAAACCCTAAACTACTTTAAAAACAAAGCAATTCAAATGTTAAAGTCAGGTATTAACCAAGAGTTTACGTTCTTACCAGAAGATAAAAAACATTTTAGTGTTGCGTACATTCTTAGAACAGCAGATGGTTATATGCGCTCAAAAAGTGATGAACTTGGGTTAGCACTATATAAAAGATCTGTTACTAAAGGTGATCCAGGATATTTAAATGTAAGAGTACGAGTATTTCAAAAGTATTTAAATATGGGGTTTGATTTAACTGATGCGTCAGGCAGACCGTTGTTTAAAGACGCAGATGGAAATATAGACTTCGATAAATTTAATGCTGCACACATCGCACAAGAAGATGAGACTATATCTTTAGAACAATTAACTGATCCAGCTGCAAAAGCAATTAGACAGTTTAAGGAAGACTTCTTTGCAACATACATTGAGCCTTCTGGTATAGGTATTAATAAACGACAAAACTTTTCAGAAAGAGAGTGGAACAAAGCCTTAATGATGGAAAGTGCTGATGCACAAGCTCGTTTAGTTGCTTTGCTAGAACAAAAAAACCCCAACGCAGTATTAAATGGGGAGCCAGTTGATTTTGCAGACTTTGTTAGAAAATGGGTTATGTCAGATGATGCAAGCGTTACTTCTGATGTATCAGTTGGTCTAGATTTTGATAGAGCTGAGTTTTTTATAAACATTACTAATAAAGAAGCACGAGAGGCTGGGTTGTTGATTGAACCAGCAGCTGCTTTCCGTTCTTACATAAATAATGCTGTGCGACGTGTTGAATATCATAAAAGAGTAAAGACAACAGTAACAGAAGCAGATTTAAATAATAAAAACATACAAGGCACAATTATTCTGCCTAATATTCCAATAGTAGCTAGAGACTCTAAAAATAAAGGGGACAAAACTAAAGGTGGATGGGCTGCTTTTAATAGAGAAAAAAATGTTATTTATTTAGATGAGTCAGAATTAAAACGTACCTTTGATGAAAAAGCTTGGACTAAACCTAAAGTAGAGGGCGTTACTCCTTTACCTGAAGATCGATTTACTACTTTAGATCAATGGCGAGATTTTGTTATTGGGCATGAGTCGGCGCACGCTAAGTTCCCACAAGAACCGGGCGAGTCTAAAGCTGCATATGAAAACAGAATGAATTACATTTCTCTTAACAGTATTAAAGTTGGAGATGTTGCAAATGCAGATGTAGCAGCAGAGATTATGTTAGGTAGAATACCGGATGCACTTGACAGACAAGGGGCCCGACACACTTTACGTAATATGCTAGGTAAGTCTGGGCACGACATGAGCCCTCTTATGCGTAAGTTAAATAGTTATGGACTGTTGGTTAATATGCTTACTCTCTTACCTTTTGCTACTATTGCTTCATTACCCGACTTAGCTGGCCCTATGTTGCGATCTAAAGGTATGGTTAGTTTTAAAGAATATTTTAACGAAATGAAATATGCTTTTAATAATCAAAAAGAAGCAGAAGCATTTGCAAGAGATCTAGGTTTAGTAACTCATGATTCTATTCATACTATGTATGTAAATGCATATGAACTTGGGTTTATGGATGAAACTGCAAAAGCTGTTGGGGATAAATTTTTTAAAGTTATTCAATTAGAATGGTACACAAAATTCTCTAGGACTTTTGCTGCTGGTATGGGACAAAGATTTTTAATAAAACTTGCCCAAGAAAACACAGAAAAAAGTAATGCAGATTTAAAAGAACTTGGTCTTACACGCCAACAAATTATAAAAGCTTATGACAAAACTTCTGGTACTTTAGATACGAGCAGTCTTGAAATTAAAAATGCCCTTGGTGCTTTTGTTGATGAGTCTATTCTTAGGCCAAACGCAGCAGAAAGACCGGGTTGGGCATCTAATCCATATACAGCTTTAATTTTCCAACTTAAATCATTTTTCTATGCGTTTGGTGTTAATATCATGGGAGGATTATTTAGAGAAGGTAAAAACGGCTATAATGAAAAAGGTATTCCAGGAGCTGCTGTACCGTTAGTGTTAGCAGCAAGTACGTTATTACCGCTTTCTATATTAGGTTTAGAATTACGTGAGTTTATAAAATATTTAGGTCGAGGAGTTACTCCTGGATTTATAGAAGAACCACTACGTGGGGTTCAAGTACAAGATACATTTAGTTATTCAACCGCTTTTAGAACTGATGGTATGCCGTGGAATGAATACATTTTAGAAATTTTAGATAGAGCAGGTATCTTTGGACCAGCTACAATAGCTTTTTCTATGGGAGATAATGCAAAATATGGAGATGCATGGCTAACACCAGCATTTGGTCCAACAGCAGAACGTTTAGAAGATTTATTAATAGACGGAGAATTTAGGTTTGGAGATATCTATCCGTTTTAGTATATAATGAGGTAAGTATGGCATATTCAGACACAATAAAATTAGTAGTAGGAGACACACTCCCTGAACTAACTTTTACCTTAAAAGATAGCAATACAGCTGCTTCTGGTAAAACACTTGATGCGGAAGATGATACTACATGGGCACCAATTAATTTAACTGGTGCAACTGTAAAACTACGTATTCGTGAAGTAGGAAAAACAACGGTTCTTTCTACCATCACTGCTACAATCACTGATGCTACAAATGGCATTTGTGCATTAACGTTCCCTACAGGAACGTGGACGACTGCGGGTACATTTGAAGGAGAGATTGAACACACGACTTCTGGGTCTGGTATTCAAACAGTACAAGATTTCATTAAGTTTAAAGTACGCGATGACTTTGATTAATGGCCTTCAAGTTTACAGTTGACTACACCAATTTAAGAGTCATTATTGATACGGATTCGGTTGAACCGATTTCCGTTTTTCAAAATCTTAAGTCCCTTGTTACATTTACAAACCTACAAAACTCATTACAGTATGTAGATTTATCAGCTGTAAATGTATTATTAGATGCCGATAGTAAAAACCTTTACTTCCTTTCTGGGCATCCAAATGCTGAAAGTTTTGGTTTAACCGACGCACCAGCACTTACATTTAGTACAACAAAAACAGAAACTGTTTCTATAGCAGAAGAACTAGCTTCAGCATTTGCTAGCAGTAAATCTGAAACCGTTGGTATTACTGAATCTCTTAGTAGAGTAGTAGATTTTGTTAGAGCATTTAGTGACACTCCAACACTTGCAGATGCCCCTGCAATTGCTTTTAGTACAGCATTTGATGATAGTAGTACACTGTCTGATGCTCCTGCATTAAGTATAGAACCAGCAAAAAGTGATACTTTATCTTTTAGCGATGTAGAAGTATTGAGTATAGACCCCGCTAAAAGCGATACCTTGTCAATCTCTGATACGCCTGCTTTAGATATTAGTTTACCGCACTCTGAAACAGCTACTATATCTGAGTCCAATGTGTTGGGGGTAGGTAAAGCAATACCAGAAAGCGGTACAGTTACTTATACAGTAACCGTTGCTTCTGCTACAAACTCATATGGATCAGGCAATAAATACCACATTGATGGCGTTAATAGCCCAGCACTAACGTTAGATGTAGGTAAAACATATAAGTTTGATTTATCGGACTCTAGTGTTAGCGGGCACCCATTTAGATTTTCAGAAACAGCAAATGGATCACACGGTGGGGGTTCTGCATACACAACTAATGTGACTGTAAGTGGCACACCTGGGTCTTCTGGTGCTTACGTAGAGATACAAGTAACTGGATCTACACCAGCGTCTTTACATTATTATTGTACAAACCACAGTGGTATGGGCGGTGCAGTTAGCGTACAAGTTGCTGAATCTGTGGTTATGTCCGAATCATTTAGTCGTGTAGCTACGTTTGCACGGGCTTTTTCAGACAGTTATGCATTAGACGATACTGCTAGTGCTTCTGATGATCTGCAAACAGACTTTGGTATAAACAAAGGAAATATTGTGGGTGTGGGTGACAGTGCTCCTGTACTTACTTTTTCAACTAGTTTTGCAGACACCCCTACAATTACAGAGAGTATTGCTCATTCATTCTCAACATCTTTTAGTGAGACTATAAGTTTAGCTGATGTTTTTACTTCTGGCGCTGGAAATATTTTTACGGAGAGTGCTTCTATCTCAGAAAGTTTAGCACATACTTTTGGTAAATCTTTATCAGATAGTGCTACAATAACAGAATCGATAAATGTGGTATTGGTCTCCGGATCAAGTAGTGTACTTAACACCTCTGCATTTAACACTAGTGTATTAAATTAAATTTGGAGAAATTATGTTAAACGACGGTTTAAAACTTACAGGTAAGTTAAAAATTGCCCTTAACGGAGAAACAGTCCAAGAAGTCAATAACCTTGTAGTTACTGATGGAAAGGAATATGTTGCCTCTCGAATGAAAGATGCTACTGCAACTGCTATGTCTCACATGGCAATTGGTAGTGGTTCTACAGCAGCCGCAGCTGGTAATTCCGCTTTAGGAAGTGAACTAGGCCGTGTTGCGTTAACAAGTACTACTGTATCGGGTGCTGTTGTTACTTACGTAGCTACATTTGCTGCGGGTACTGGTACAGGTGCCGTAACTGAAGCGGGTATTTTAAATGCCTCTTCTTCCGGTGACTTACTTTGTAGAACTGTTTTTTCAGTAGTTAATAAGGGTGCGTCTGACTCAATGACAATTACTTGGACTGTAACAGTTAGTTAATTTTAAAGGAGTTAGCTAATGGCTGTTAAGTTTACCAACAACGCAGCGACAACTCTTGCCGCAGGAATCAATAGCAGCGTCACGAGTATCGCTGTAACCGATGGTTCTGTTTTTCCTACCATAACAGGTAGTGATCACTTCTATGTAACTTTTGACGATACTACCAACAAGGAGATCGTAAAGGTAACAGCAAGAAGTGGTAACACACTGACCGTGGTTCGGGGGCATGATAATACAACTGCACGGGCATTTAGTTCTGGAGATAAAGCAGAGCTAAGAGTCGTTGCGGCTTTATTAGAAGATGTAAAGACCGAAGTTACATCTACACTAAGCGTTGATACATTTACAAGTGATGGAACCAGTGCTGCATTTACACTAAGCCAAGCCCCCTCAAGCGAAGATAATTTAATCGTATTTATAGAAGGTGTTTATCAAAATCCTGGAGATTTTACTTTATCAGGAACCACGCTTACCTTAGATGCTGTACCTCCTAACACACGCAAAGTAGTTGCTTACCATGTAAGCGGAGCAGTTTCAGGTAATAACCTTAATCACGATCAATTTACTTGTAATGGAAGCACTACAGCTTTTACGCTTGGTCTTTCTCCAATACACGAAAACAATACACAAGTATTTTTAGATGGTGTTTACCAACAAAAGACAGATTATGCAGTAAGTGGCACAACCTTAACCATGGATACCGCACCAGCAAACGGTGCAATCTTAGAGGTCATGACCTTTACCCAAACTGATGTAAACACTCTACCAGCATCATTCGTGTCAGGCTTAACACAAGTTACAGCTGTAGGTGCGGACCACTTTATGATCTTTGATGCAACCGATAGTGCATTAAAGAAATCTTTGGTGTCAGATGTTTTAGAATCAGCTACGTCAATTAGCACAAGTGCGGACGCTACAGCAATTACTATTGACTCTAATGAGAAAGTTACTTTTACCAGTGATGTTACTACTGGCGGTCACTTATCTGTTGGTGGTAGCAACAACGAACTAAGGTTCTACGAGGGGTCTAACTATGTAGGCTTTGAAGCTCCTGCCTTATCAGCAGATAAAATATGGGTGCTTCCAGCAGCGGATGGTTCTAACGGACAAGTTATAAAAACTGATGGGTCTGGTAATTTATCTTTTGCAGATGCAGCTGGCGGAGTAGATGGCATTTCTTCAAGTGCTGATGCGACAGCTATAACTATTGATAGTTCAGAAAATATTGGTATGCCCGTAGTCGGACCTACTGGACCTGTTGCTCCATCTACACCTAAACTTGGTATTAGTGGAGTAAATGCTCAAGAAGCTCAAATAGTTATACATAGACATAAGGGAAATGGTCTTGGTCCTTATTTTGTTCTTGCTAAATCGCAATCAGATACAAACGATAAGACAGTAGTTACAGACGGAGCACAGTTAGGAACAATATCATTTCAAGGTGCAGACGGAAGTAATTTTCAACAAGCCGCACAAATACAAGCCCAAGTAGATGGTACACCAGGTTCTGCAGATATGCCTGGTCGCCTTTTATTTTTAACAACACCAGATGGATCTGCTACACCCACAGAAAAACTACGTATTTTATCAGGTGGTGGTATAACCTTTAATGGAGACACAGCAGCAGCCAATGCACTTGACGATTACGAAGAAGGTACTTGGACACCAGCTTTTTATACATATAGCGGGGTAACAACATCATCAATAACCATTACACTTGCTACATATACAAAAATTGGAAATATAGTTCATATACACGCAAACATAACTGCGACCTTATCTTCATTACCCGGTCAAACCGTTACTATAACTGGTTTACCTTTTGCTGCTGCCGGAAGTGACCAATACGCAATTATAGCTGTAGGAGGACATACTTCAAATACAGGTGCAAATACTCCTAAAGCACACTTTAGAACAAATGGTTCTCAACTGGACGGAATAGCTTATAATGCAAGTAGCAATACAGCGTTTTGGACTTACTCTAGTATGGACGCCCAACCATTTGAGATGAGCATACATGGATTTTACACAACAACATAACAATTATGTCTATCGGAGATAGGCACGGACAGGAGAAAAAATGGCACTAACAAAAGAAACAATCGAAGACAAAATAGAAATTGTTGGAGAATATAAAACTATACAAGTAAGAACAGCTACTGTTATCAAAGAAAATGGCGTAGAGATAAATAGGTCTTTTCATAGACGCACATTAAATTGCATAGCATCTGAAAAGAACGAGGACAACAGTTGGACTCATACTGATACAGATGTATCTAGCGAAAGTGCAGAGGTTCAAGGCATAGCTACAGCAGTTTGGACAACAACAATCAAGAACGCTAAGAAAACAGCTAACGAGAACGCATAAGATGGCAAACACCAAGATCACATCAAGAGTTATAGCAGATGATGCAGTAACCACTGCAGCGATTGCGGATGATGCTATTACAAGTGCAACTATTGCAGATGATGCGGTTGGTGCAGACCAATTAGCTTCAAATGCTGTTGTTACAGCTTCCATGGCAGATGATGCTGTTACCCAAGCCAAGATTGCTGATGATGCCGTTGGTGCTGCACAGATTGCAGCAAATGCTTTAGGCATAAATGATCTAAGCAATGCAACTGTAAATGCATCTGACCCTGCAGTTGATACTAACCCATCAGGTGGTGTGGGTTCACTTTGGATTAATTCTACAAGCGGTGAAGTTTATGTATGTATCACAGCTACTACAGATGCTAATGATTGGTTTAATGTTGGTGGTGGAAGTGGAAATATATTTGCCCCATATACAATGTCGTATCTTGTAGTTGCAGGCGGTGGAGCAGGTTGTGGTCAATATAGTTCAGTTATGGGTGGCGGTGGTGCAGGTGGTATGTTAACAGGCACGCACTCAACTGCTGCAGGAATACAATTTACAGCAACAATAGGAGCAGGTGGTGCAGGTGCATATTCTTTTCACAGCGTAGGTGCAGCAGGGTCAAACTCATCTTTAGCAGGCTCAGGTCTAACAACAGTCACATCAACTGGTGGCGGTGGTGGTGGTGGACAATCTACAGGAACATTAAATGGTGGTTCAGGTGGTGGCGAAGGTAGTGTTAACGGTGCAGGAAGCGGAACATCAGGACAAGGTAATGACGGCGGTAACAAATCTAGTTCAGGTGTAATCATTGGCGGTGGCGGTGGCGGAAAAGGTGCTGCAGGCGGTAATGGTGGAAACAATACAGGTGGAACGGGCGGAGTAGGTGGTACATCCTCTATAACAGGAACATCAACATACTACGCAGGTGGCGGTGGTGGTGGTGGAGAAACCAACACTGGCGGTTATGTAAAAGGTGCAGGCGGTAATGGTGGTGGCGGTACAGCAGGAGATGCTGAAAACAATGCAAATGGAATTGGTGTATCAGGAACAGCTAACACAGGTGGCGGTGGCGGAGCAGCATCAAAAGCTGCAGGCGGTGGTAATGCAGGTGGTAGCGGTGGCTCAGGGTTAGTGATATTAAGAGTCCCAACTGCAAACTATTCAGGCACAACATCAGGTTCACCCACTGTTACAACAGATGGTAGTTTTACAGTTATTAAATTTACAGGAACAGGAACATATACGAGTTAATATGGCACACTTTGCAAAACTAAATGAAAATAATATCGTTATACAAATAGCGGTTGTTGAAAACGCTGTTATAAGAGATGTAAACGGAGATGAGCAAGAATCACTAGGTGTAGAATTTTTAAGAACAGTACATAATGATTCTGATGCGAACTGGATACAATGTTCATATAATGGAAATATTCGAGGATGTCTACCTAGTCCAGGATGGGACTGGAGTCCTTCGGATAATAGATTTTATCCTCCGAAACCTCATGCAAGTTGGGTTTGGAATAATGAATTAAATGCATGGGATTCACCTATAGGACATCCGAGTGATGAGTCTAAAACAACATGGAATGAATCAAGCGGAGAGTGGGAATGATTGAATTTTTATTAATAATATTAGTAATTTTTAATTTAGTAACAATAAATTTAGACATAGATGCTTCTGAATGGATAAGGTTTAAATAACATGGCAAACACAAAAATACCAAGTGAACTAATAGCAGATGACGCTATTGCTACGGCTAAAATTGCAGATGATGCGGTGAACGCAGATAAGTTAGCATCTAATGCGGTAGTAACAGCTTCTATAGTTGATGATGCTGTTACAGGGGCAAAGATAGAAAATGCTGTAACGATTGCTACCTCAGTTACAAGCCCATTGGTTGACGGACAGAATTTCAAAATCAACGGCGGTCAAGGCACAGATGGACAACTTCTAACATCTACTGGTAGCGGAGTTGCTTGGGAAGATGCACCTGCTGGTGGTCCTGCATTCAAAACTTTTGGCACATCTTCCATAATGATTGGAGATACGACAACTGGTACAATTGATGCAGCTAATTATAATACTGGTGTAGGTGTAGATGTCTTTGCAGCCTTAACTCAAGGCGATGCAAATACAGCAATTGGTTTTGCAGCAGGTACAGCAATTACCACAGGTATTAGAAATAGTTTACTTGGGTATAATGCAGGTGTTGCAATAACAACAGGAACTCAAAATACATTTGTGGGTAAAGATGCGGGTGCTGCAAACACTACTGCAAGTAGTAATACTTTTATTGGAGAAAGAGCAGGTTTGGCAAACACGACAGGCGATTTATCAGTTGCAGTAGGACAATTTTCACTAGGAACTAACACTACAGGTGCTAACAATGTTGCAATAGGTAGAAGTGCTTTATCATCAAACACCACAGCAAACCACAATACAGCAGTTGGAGCTTCTGCTTTAACTGCAAACACTACAGGAACACAAAATGTTGCTCTTGGTTCTTCTGCTGGTAGAAGTTGTACCACTGGTGTTAACAATGTGGCTATAGGTTACGCATCTTTAGATGGTGCTACAACAGCACATAATAATGTGTCAATTGGTCGTTATGCGATGATATTTAACACAACTGGTTCTACCAATGTGGCGATAGGCTCTAATGCAATGTATGCAAACACCACAGGTAATTATAATATAGGAATTGGTTATGCTGCCCTTGATGCTAACACTACCGCAAATAGCAACACAGCAATTGGTTATTTTGCACTTTCAGCAAACACCACAGGTGCAGGTAACACATCAATGGGTTACTCTTCAGGTTCTGGTACTACCACAGGCAACAATAATGTATCAATAGGTAAAGAATCTTTTGTAGCAAACACTACTGGAACAGAAAATGTTGTTATAGGTCTATTAGCTGGTAGATATGCAAATGCTAATTACAATACCTTTTATGGGTCAAGAGCAGGTTATGCAGCCACATCAAGTGAAAATGTCTGTATTGGTGCTTATGGCGGAAGTTCATTCACTAGTAGTTACCATAATACAATTATTGGCTATAATGCACAAACAAACCATGCAAGTAATGGGAATACTGAAAATGTTATAGGACATGGAGTTACAGGTATAGGAAGTGGTTATAATACTCTTGGGGGTAACGCTAACAGAACTTATAACCAACAGGGTAGTTCATCTTGGTCAGGAACTTCAGACGAAAGACTTAAAACAGATGTCGTAAATGAGCCTTTAGGTTTATCTTTTATTAATGATTTAAGACCAGTCAAATTTAAGTGGAAAAAAAAGAAGGATGTTGATTCTTCTACATTTCCTACTATTTATGAAGAAGGCTCAGAAGAAAGAGTACAACCTACAGAACATGGTGTAGACAAACATGGATTTTTGGCACAAGAGTTAGAATCAACCATTGCAAACTATGCTGATGCTGGTGATGCAGGACACGAAATATTTAAACAAACAACGGATGGAGTATATACAGCTTCACCATCAGCACTTATACCAATGCTAGTCAAAGCATTACAAGAAGCAGATGATAAGATAGATGCTTTAACAGCAAGAATTGAAACTCTAGAGGGATAATATGCAAACAGTAACAGAAGTACTAACAGCAGCAACTTATAGCGTTAACATTATTAATGAGATTAATAATGGTACATATTCTATTATTGGACTCACCCAAGAAGAAAAAAATCAAACAGTTCAAAACAATGTAGACCATCTTGAACTTATCTTGGCTTACACAGAACCTGACGTAGTAGGCTCGTCTGTTGATAAATCTAGTTATACAACGGCAATAGCAACTGGCAAACACTATTTAACGGATAACAGCTAATGGCAAACACAAAAATACCAAGTGAACTAATCTCTGATAACATTGCCTTTTCTGGTACAGAAGGCATAACCCTACCCGCAGGAACCACGGCTGAAAGACCAAGTTCTCCAGCTGATGGAGTGTTTAGATTTAATACTACTACAGATGTTATGGAATATTATGATGGAGACGCTTGGCAAACTCTTGGAAACGCTCCGGGAGTAACATCAATTAGTCCAACTACTGAAACAGATGCAAATGCCAACATAACTATTACTGGTTCTAATTTTAAAACAGGAGCAACTGTTCAATTTATAGGTGATGATGGAACAGTATATAACTCTCCTTCTGTTACTGTGAATAGTACAACTACAATTACTGCTACAACTCCAAGCTCAGCACTTACAGTTGCAAACGAACCATATGACATCAAGGTTATTAATCCCGGAAATTTCAGTGGAACATTAGTAAATGCATTAGATGCTGGTTCAACTCCTGCTTTTGGAGTTGCTTCAGGTTCTTTAGGTACAGTAATTGAAGGAACAGCTGCATCAGCATTTACACAAATAACAGCAACAGATGGTGATGGACAATCGGTATCAATCACTCTTAAATCTGGCTCATCTCTTCCAAGTGGAGTAAGTATGAGCACAAGTGGAGTATTTAGTGGTACTACACCAACCACAGGATCATCAGTTACAACCACATTTACAGTTGAAGCAACAGATGGTGTAAATACTGCAGAGAGAACATACACACTAACAGTACGACCTTATCTATATGCTCAGCTTTCTGGTTCTGGTACTTGGTCAGTTCCTTCAGGAATAGATAGTGCAGAAATACTAATTGTAGCGGGTGGAGCCTCTGGTTCAAGATCACCTAATATTGCTACTGGTGGTGGCGGTGCGGGTGGAATAGTTCATAGATCATCTTATACTTTTACATCAACCGATAAATCTTCAGGCGTTGCTTATGCAGTAGGCGCAGGTGGAGACGGTGTTGGTATCTCTCCTTTAGCATATGATGGTGGTTATAACAATGGAGGAGATACTACATTTGCACTCTCTGGTGGCACAATCACTGCTAAAGGTGGCGGTGGAGCTGGTGGTTATGGTGGTAATGCTCCTCATCTTTCAGGATTTAGTACCTCTTACTTTCCAGCTTCAGCTGGTGGCTCAGGTGGTGGTGGGTCTTGGAATAATCTGAGTGGTGGAGCTTCAAATCAAGGAACATTTTCAGGTTGGACTTCGTATGGTAACGCAGGGGGAGCTCATATAAATGGCACTGGCGGTGGAAACTATAACGGTGGTGGTGGAGGTGGAGCCGGAGGTGCGGGCTTACCAGGATATAGTAATACTTCTGGACAAACATCAGGTGGTGGTGCAGGTGGTGCAGGGCAATTATTTTCAAACTTTACTGCTTATGGAGAAAGTGGCTACTTCGGTGGCGGTGGAGGCGGCGGTAGTAACCAAAACCCAGGATCACGCGCATCTGGTGGTATAGGCGGTGGCGGTGATGGTGGTGTATATCATGCTACCGACGTATCAGTGCAGACTGGTCTTAATGCTACTGACACAACCGGCGGAGGTGGTGGTGGACAATCAAATGTTGGTTATGCCAATTATACTAACAAATCAGGCGACGGCGGTAATGGAACAATTTTAATAAGGTATTAATATGGCTACAGCAAAAGAATCAATGGCAAAAATATCAGCACACGAAAAAGAATGCGCTATGCGTTATGAAAACATAGAAAAGCGTTTGGATAAAGGTGATGCTAAGTTTGATGCTATGGATGCAAAATTTACTAAATACATAATAGGTTTGTATCTTTTAATCATAGCGGCAAGCGGTATTGATAGGGTCTTTTCTTAGTTATATACTAAGTATATTGTTAATTAAATAAGGAGTATTTAAATGGAAAACAATCCAATACAAGAAGTGACTTTTGATGGTGACACTTACAGCATTGAGAATTTAACCCCCAGAGTAATTGAGTCTTTTAACACCCTGTTCAAAGGCCAACAAAAACTTAATGACCTTGCTATAGAAGTTAGGTTAGCGCAAGCAGGTATATCTGCATTAACTGAGGATCTTAGAACTATTTTAAAAGAAGATAAGATAAAACCTACTGTTAAAGTAGAAGAAGAAAAGGAGTAATTATGAATATCGAAAAATGCAAAGCTGAAATAAAACGTCACGAAGGTGAAGTTCTAGAGGTCTATGAAGATAGCTTAGGCTATAAAACATTAGGCGTAGGCCATTTGTGTCAACCAGGCGACCCAGAATATGATTGGGAAGTGGGCAC